GGGCTGTAATACTCCCCACCTATAATAAACCCACCGTCGGGCGTAGGAGTTATGCTATAAAATTTCGTCCAGGGCGTATTCACAGTATTTTCGGGAAAACACACATAATCTCTGTACCACTCCACCTCGCCCTGCGGGTTTATTTTAAGTATAAATCCGGGTTGCGTGTAATATGCCGCCTCGCCTGTAAGGTAAATATTTCCTGCGCTATCCTGGTAATAATCGTTTACAAAAAAATATTTGTTTGGTAGCTCGCTTATATATAATCGCAAAAACCAAATGTGCAAATAGTTCATCGGTAAACCCCGACTAAAATCGTTAACAACGTACACGATGATTAGGCACATTTTCGCAATAATACAAAAAAAACAAATGTATAAAAACTACCTTGTCAAAAAACTATCATAGCTCGAGAATTCATCAACCTGCTTTATAGCTCTTTTAAAACCCCTTTCAAGATCAATTAATGCGCGGTCGAGAGTTCGGAGCATCGCCGGTATCATGTGACGGTAATAGAACTCTTTGGGCGTAAGGCCGTAGTCTATCTTAACAATCTCCTGCTGGCATATATCGCCTCCGTCGAGCTTATCGTTAGCCCAAAACCATGTGGCTGCCGTAACTGGCTCGTGCCGCTCGGCCATAAGCCTGGCCATGCCCGCCCGGAACTTCTCGCCGTTGCTAAGTACGTTGAAAGGCCTGAGCCATGCCGGCACGTCACCAAGGCCAACGGAGGCCAAAGCGCCGGTTACATCATTGAAGGAGCCATCCGGAGCTATTGCGTCAACAATTGGCACATCTGTCGGCCACCCCGCATATAAGTCGTGTATGCCTTCCTGAAATATAGCCGACCCAAGCGATGTTTTACCGCTGCCCGACGGGCCAACAATAAGCCCTATCTTCCAGCTTTCGCCCTCTATTGGTAAGTCGGCAACATGGCTCCATCCGGAACCCGATTCGGCGTTAAAGAGGCTCTTAACGCGTGCTGCCCGGTAGCTGTGATAATCGTTGCACCGGTGATTAACGTGTATCATCATACCACTACGACTTTAAGCGTTAAACCCATAGCGTTAAGCTTCTCGTATAGCTCGCGCTGTTCCTGCTCACTGTGGCATATTACTACTATGCCGTACTGTTGTTTGTAACTGTATCCCATTTTTTATTTATATTTGTACTCTCTCACAATAATAAAGGTGCACAACCGCCTGTTACAAAGACATTAGTCCCTGTCGTGGTGGTTGTGCACCTTTACGTGCCAATGAGGGTGAGAGCTCAGAGGCGCGAGGCGGGGATTTATTTAAACATCGCGACCCCGTCTAATACGATATAGTCATCAGTAGCCGCGGCCTCTATGTTACCATTTGGGTAAATAGCATAGTCGAACCCGCCGAAGCTACTACCATCGGCGTGCAAATAAGCAAGCCCAGGCCTAGCCGCCACAGGTAGCGTGCATATTACCGCCGGCGCTCCGACCTCAGGAACGAGGTGGCCGCGCAGATATACAATACCAGATTTAACCCGGTACTTCGGCGCGAACAAGCCGTTTGACTGCGACCACCCGCTGGCCGGGGTAATAACATTCCATCCCGTGTCGGCGGTAGTTATTCCGGCAATAATATCCTCCAGGCGCGGCAATGCCGCTGGAATATTGCCGGGAGCACCTATGATGCCGAGCACAAGCGAAGCTGTCTCCTCCTGCCATGTTTGCACAGTTGTTTCTAGCCGCTTTGGCGTCTTAGCGCCGCCAGACAGGTCAACGGACGAGACTTCCCATACAACCTCTGTGTCATAGTCGGCTGTGGGTACCGAGCCACCCGGCACCCTGTATATTTTGCCGGCAATTACAACCCATCCGGGCGCGTACGTCTCGGGGTCAGTATCACAGCCTGACAGAATGAATGAATCGTAATCGGTAAATGGCAGGTAAGGCTTAATTAATGCCTCTATTTGCTCATCATAGGCCTCCTGAATAAACCGAATGTCATCAAGGTATAGCGGCAGCAGGCCGTTATAATTACTGTTAAACTTCTTCATATATATTATAGGTATAAGTTACTCCAAATAGCTTATAGATGTCGATTGTGGCACTCATCTCGTCCTCGTCGATGGCAGCGTGGTTGTCGGCCGTAATGTTCACAATAAAGTGTAGGCCCCCGGTGTACTCGCTCGGGTGGCCTATATACTGCACCTCCTCCTGCGGATCGGTTGGCGACTCCCAGTATTCCGAGCTTGTGTCGGGCTGGTTGGCCGTATTGTCGTCGGCGAGGCTTTTGTAGACGCGCTTCTTATATATGACCTCGTCGTTTTCGGCATACGTGGCCGCATCATCCCACTGGGCGCCGAGGTATATCTCTGCCTGCTCCTCGCTTGCGTTACCCATATAGGCTGGCTCGTCTGCGCCTAAATTGTCGGTAATTGTAATGTTTGGGTAAACAGAGTTTGGGTTAAACCTATCGTTGAGCAGCCGCTCAAGATAAATAATTTGAGCCGATACCGACATATCGTACTTCTTGGCATCTGTATAGTAGTCAAATCTAATGCAAATAGCTAAAATTTCGGCGGACAGAGTACGAAGCAGAATAATGGCATACGGCTTGCGTAGCATAACAATCAACAGGTGCACAATTGCCGCACGGGTATCGAGGAAAAACTTAGACATGGTAGTTTATTACTAAATTATCTAAAGCGAATGAGCCGCCATAGCTCTGAAGGTTCTGTCCGGCTACAGGCGTATAAGACGGGCTGGTGTCGGTTGCCACCTGAAGCCAGCTGGCAGAGGTGGTATACGCATCGATGACACCTGTAGCGCGCTGCACAGCGTCGATAATGTGTGTTTTGTTGATTACCCCGCTGCCGTATGGCAGGGTCCGCAGATACTCCTTAATGCTATCTTCAACAGTTATTCCTTCGGTGCCTATTAATGTGCCCGCACCGGTTAATATAAGCGGATTATACCTTACACTTACTGATACTGAAAGCCGGTCGGGATTGTACGAGCCCCAGGTAACCGGTATTCCGGCAAGCTTGGTTTTGGCTAGATATGCCGCAAATGCGTTTCTCTCATCGGTATCACTCATGGGCACGGGGTTTCCGCTTTCGTCGGCCTTATTTACAAGAACCAAAATACCGGGCATCTCTCCCTCTCGCACCTCTGCGAACTTAATAAGCGCGGCGCTATTGTCGATCTCGGCGTACTCAAAAACATTTGTGTCGTCGTTATAAACCAGGTCGTGGCCGTACTGCCAGCTGAGGCATAGCTGCCTCCACCAGCTGAGAGTACCCACGCGCATCTGCTCCTCACGCGCGCTAACATCGGCTATGTGCTGATAAAACAGCGCCTCGATGGTGTGTGTTATCATTGCCAGCACCGACGCCCATATGCTTTCTACCGAAAAACGGGAAAAAGTTCCGTCGAATGTTGCGTCGGGATCAGTAATATTGTAGCGCTCACGAACGGGTGTGGCGGCAATGTAATGTGCCTTAATTGCGCTGAGTATTTCGTTATAGTTCCTCATATGTTGCCGGTTTGGTTATTTGCTTGTTAAAAAACGCTACCACGTTACGATCAACCATTATGTCATTGGGAATTACTACGCTCCCGACGGGCATGCTGCTTACCTGCGCATCGTTGGCAAGCGCAATAACGGCTGCGTTGGTTGCCTGTCCTGTGTGAATAAGGGCAACATCATACCAGCTCTGGCCTTGTAGCACGCTAACTATCATAGTCTATTTGTATATCTCCATTGACAATACGTACCGAGTTAACTCTTACACCGTGCGCTCTTAGCTGCTGCAATATAATTGCAGGCGTGAACTTACTTGCCGGGCCGCCGAGCATTGCCGCTGCATTACACCCGCTGGTGGGGCTATCTTTCAGCTCGCCGGGAACAGCCGCAAGGCAACGTTCAATTACATCGGCTGTGTTGTCGCCAATGGCAATGCCCATGATTTTACTCTCGCTGTCGAGGCTTGTATCTATGGCCAGATCGCCGGTATCATCTATTATTATTCCCTTCATTAGCTAATATCTCCCGCTCCTGAGCCGGCACCGCTTATTGTTCCGGTAACGCCTGCCACAACGCATGTGCCTGTAACTGTTGTTTCTACGCTTATTGTTGCAGCGCGCAAATACTCATCAACCCTATTGGCAATAGCCGTTGCAACTTTGTCGGCCACATCTCCATCAGTCGCTACAATTGTGGCAAAGTCGGCTTTTAAATCACTTATAAAATCTTCCTTAACTAACATGGCTCAGTGTTTAATTTTTTCATCTTTCAAATCGTTCACAGTTATATTAGGCTGCAATAGCTGTGACGCCCAGGTAGCAACAGCTGCCTTAAGCACCGCTCCCCCATCCATAGGCACGGGAACCCAAACAGTAAGCACCTGCTTGAGGGAATTAAGCTCTCCCCGAAGCTTATTGATCTCAGACACCAACTTAGCTATATCGGTTAAGTTGCTGCCGAGCCTAGCCTCGTTGAACACTATTTCGTCCTCGGTAATTAGTATGCTCATTGCGCCGACCTTAGCCCGAAAACTCTCGATCGTGCTAAACATAGAAACAAACCTATCGACCTCGGTAAGTTCGCTAACAAGTACAACGCTATCAAGTGCCGGCCTTATTAGAACGCCTTTAGCTGGGTCGGTTCCGGCGCTTAGCCGCACATTCTTTAGCTCATCACCATCGAGCAGGCGGGTAACGGTGCATGTGTATTCTTGTACCTCGGTAACCTTACACACCGACGCCGGCAGCTGCTGGTCGCCCACGATCTGCTGTATCATTCGCCTTATTTCGGTCTCCTTGCTCATTTTACCTCGCCTCCAAGCGTTATGGTTTGCCTGTAGCCACCCCGGCCAAAGCTATAATCAACGGCCTCGGTGTAGAACCGCCGGTCGTTGCGTTCCTGGTACGTGTCATCAATAATATGGGTCACGTCGCCCTTCCTTATAAAAGGCCTGCCAAATGCCGTTAAACTGCCTGTCATTTTGTCGACCTTAAAGGATGCGAGCTGATTTTTAACCAGCTCCTGCAGCTCGGTCATTGTTGTGCACGTGTACAGGAACGTGCGTACATCGCAGCCCTCTGCATTGGCTGGCTCCTTGTATTCAAGCTTCGTGTTGTCCTTAAGTATTGCCTTGCCTACAATCTGTACCTTAACGTCATCGGCAAGAGTGTACACCAGGTTATCGCTTATTGTGTTCCACCCCATGCGGAACTTAACCGTTGCAACCGCATCGGTTGCGAGCATCATACTGCCGGCCATCACACCGTAGAACACGCTGTCGCGAAAGAAAAAGTTAACCGGATAGTTTTTCATAAAGTACTCCATCACCTGGGCAATGCTTACATCGGTGTTTATCTTTACCTCGCCCAGATCCACGTCGGCAATTTGGCAGTTGTAGCCGGGCATAACTTCGGCAATAAATGAGCGCAGGTTGAGCTTGGAATACACCTTGCCCGGGAGCTTGGTTTGCTTCAGCTTCCACGCTTCGTTCTCGCACTCTATTTTAATTGGCGTTCCGGTGTTTACCTTGGTAATATAGCCACTGAACACAAGCTCGGGATTGCCGTATCCATAATATATCTTGATCGAGTCGCCACGGCGTATAAACTCGGTAATGTTTGCACCATTTTTAAGCAGCCGGCGCGGACAGATAACCTCGGCGGTGTCGGTTAAATTGCGAACGCTGGTGCGAATGTTTATCTGTTGCACCGCGGTAAAGCGCACCTGCTGGGTTCCTGATATCTCTATGCGTGCGTTCATTATCATCATAGCACCTCCAGCTCATAGTCATCATCACTCAGAAACTGAAACGAGAACGGCATCGCGTTAACATAACGGGCCGAGTCCTGGTCGTAATCGCCACTCTGATACACCATGTGTGTAATTTCGAACAGCTGCAGTAGTTTGCTGTACACGCGAATTCGTCCGGGTGTGGCAAGTATTTTCTTCAGCGTGATCACATCTTCGAGCGGGAATGCGTTCTGGCTATTGGCCACAACCGATCCACGAATGTCGACCCTGTAGTCGTTAGCCTGGATATATTCCTTAACGCTTCCACGACGGCCAACCAGAGCGGTGCTCACTATTGTATTACTCTGATTAACGCGACATTTCACATCGATAAGCTCAATGCGCAGCACCCTGTCGGGTGTAGTAGTAAGGTCGGCGTCAACCTCGAGTATGATATTGCTGCGCTTCACTGCGGCCGATGCGCCGACATATTCGCTTGGCTGATTGTCGAGGCTTAGCAGTTCGTCGGGATCGGCGGTAAGCAGCGACGGCTTCAGCGCACGCTCATACAGCTCGCTTTTTACGCGTGCCAGGCCTGTGTTGTAGCCCACCTGTGCGGCCTTATCAATAAGGCCCTTGTCGCGTATGCTGAAGCGGATTAAACTCATGGCATATAGTTTACATCGTTTACTACCATTGTGAGGGCTCTGCTTAGTTTATCTAAAAAGTCGTTTGCGCCTGCAGGATCCTGCCCGGGCTCGAACACGTTTGTGTTGTTCGCTATAAGGCTGTCAAGGGTAATGTTTATTACCTTCATGTTTCGGCCGCCTCCCGAAATAGCGTCTTCGGCTTTTTTAAAATCGGTACCACCGGGACCATTACCTCCACCACCTCCTGATCCAGGCACGTAACGCAGACTGCCATCCATGAACCCGCGAAGGCGCTGCCACTCGTCCGGGCTCAAATCGCCCATAGCCTTACTCCTTATTGATTCGAACTCAGAAGCAAGAGAGCCGGCCTGCTCGTGCTTGCTGTCGCCAAACATCTTGCTGTAGGTGGTTTCGTTCGCAATGTCAATAAGGCTGGCTTTTTCAAAGATAAGAGCTTTTTCATCTTCAGCTATTGTTCTGTTGAAGATGTCGTTAGCTATACTTATTCGAGTTTTATATTCATTATATAGTCTTTCGGCATCTTTCATTTTTTGATCATCTTTGTAATAAATCATATCATCATATGCCTTGTATTTAGCCAAAATCTCCTGAGCAACATACATCTCCTCTGTTGTGAGATTTCGCTTGTCATATCGCGAATTTCCACTCGGAGATACACGGAAAATACGAGCTTGCCCCTCTGCTGCGCTTTTCATAATATCCCAATAGTCCTGCCGCTTCAAATCTGCTTCAGTAACTCCAAGCGTTTTTAAGAATATTTGCGCTTCATTTCTAACACCAACAATCTCCTCACGAGCGATCTTGGATTTTAAGTATTTGTCGGCCTGATCTGCATACTTTTTTTCTTTTTCGCGAAGTTTATTGATGTTATCCTCCTGTATCTGCTTTTTTAACTTCAAATCATACTCTCTATTCACTGCCTCAAGTTTTTTACGCAGCTCTTCGTTTGAAACCGTTTCGGCATTTAAACTTCCTAGAAACTCGGGATAGGTAGCCTGAAGCTGATCAATTAGCGATTTTCGCGTTTCGGCCACCGTATTCACATCTGTAATAGCACCTACCAAGGCATTAAGCTCGGCTTTCTCTTTCGCAATTTTCTGTGCGGTCGGCACCTCAACCCACTTTTTGAACATATCAACAACCCCTGATCCCTCGCGTATAAGTTGGTTAAATGTAGGCTGTAGCCGGTCGCCAATTGCCACCTTAAGTTGAAACACATTGTCCTGCAGGTTACTTAGTTGACCGGAAGTTGTTTTGCTCTGCTCGCCCATCATTCCGAGAAAGCCTTTCGCTTTGAGTATTGCCGGAAGGGCCTGCATCATTTCTTCGGTGCTGGCCATCATCTCGCCGTTTGCTCCTATACCCTTGCCGGTTGCCTTAGCCCAATCCTCAGAACTTATTAGCAAATCTCTAAACATATTCACAGCTTCCCCCTTTTGGCCGGTGGCAAGTTTGGCATAGGCCCCCATTACTTGCTCAAGGGGCTTGCCGCTTGCCGCTGCAAGGTCGCCTAAGTTTGTAAGATTATCGCGGTTATAACGCCCAATTGCCTGAAGCTGATTGCCCGCCTGAACCACCTGATCGATTTGAAATGGAGTTTTTGCGGCAATGTCGATATACTCGCGCATTCTATCGTTAGCTGCTCCCCTACTGCCCAGCATGGTTTTTACCGTAACTCCGTATTTCTCCATCTCGGCGGACGCCATTACGCTTTCATATGCAAACTGCCCTGCGGCCTGCGCCCCCCGCATGAGTAAGTAAGCCGCCCCCACACCCTTAACTGTTTTCATCCAGCCAGCTGTTTTATCGGCACAGGCTGATGTTTCGGCCTGTATTTTTTTAATGCGCCGTTCTGTTTCGGCGATTAACTGATTGTATTTTCTTATATGGTCGCCGCGAAATGAGTTTTCGGAAGCCGTGCGATATCGCTGTATGTTTTCGCGTAACTGTGCTATGCTGCGATTTTGGTCGGCAAATGGGTCTTTTACTTTTTTTCGATTAATACGATCAAGTGTCGACTCCATTTGTTTCAAGCCCTTCGACCAATTATCAACGATTTCTATGGCATATTTTACTTGCGTATCCATTTTTTTAGTATTTTTGTGGCATGGCAGCTTTATTCATCATATTCATGCTGGCTTGCATAATAGGCGCGTTGCTTTGCCTAAGATATGCTTGTCGATCATTTTTCGATATGTTTAAATAATTACTCTTCGGGCTCATATCTGCTTCGTTTGCTTCGAACATACATCAGGTCATTGAAGGCTTCGGTCATTTGCTTAGTCGTCATGGCATCAAGTACCTCGGGTGTGTACTTCAGATAATATCTAATGTACGCCCTCATGGCCCTGTATTTATACTGAACGCCCTTTGCAAGGTCGTGCCGTTCACCGGGGCACGGAGCCTCTACCTTTGCCCGGGCTAAAGCTCCTCCAACTGCCCGTCAACCTTTTTGATTATACCATACATCCAATCGAATAAGCCCATCATGTACTCATCACTGGTTCGCAGTTCTTCGTCGCCTTCGAGCCAGCAGTTTTCAAGCATGGCTTTATCGAATTTCACTGTTGAGGAACCTGCAACAGTCCTGCAGGCGTCGATGATCTTCAAATCTGGGTTACGCAGTAGGCAGGTCTTGCCATCAGCGCTTGAATACTTGAAAACATGCCCGTATTTTTTTTTGTACTCCTCAATTGTTGCTTGCTTGTGATCCATTTTAAAAGGGTTTTAAAGTTATTAAATCCACTCGATGTGCGAAGGGATGAGCGGGAATTCTACCTCGTTTTTTGTGTCGCCCTGGGCAATGCTGTTTGCGTCGTCGGTAAATTGGCAGTTGCGTATCTTATGTGTAACTACAGCGCCGCCATTCAGTGGCACAAATGCAACAATCATGTCGAATGGGGCAATGTCCTGCAGGCGACCCGTGGGCGATGCAGCGCGTATGGCCTCTACCTCTTTGCGCAGAAGCGTAATGCTTGCGGTTGGGGTAATATTACCGTATCCGCGAGCGATAGGCTGCTGCCCGGCACCGTATATATTGTCAATAACCTGCTGGTCTCGGTAATCTACCTTTGTTATGCCTACCACAGGGGCACCACCAATGTTTACTGTGAGATCTGCCCAGGAGTATTCTACCCCATTGATCAAGGGCACGTGTCTGAATCCGTTCATATCGTTAATTTATTTGAGTTGTGTAACCGATTTTAATTTTCATTTTACGCATCACGCCAACGCCAACCTGCTGAATTACGAATTCAACCTCCGAAGTGCTAAGCACATTCTGGTTGGGGTCAACGGTAACCTTATAGCCCGAAAGCTCTCCGGCTTTGGCCATATCCTCGAGCGCTTTTCCGGCAGTTACCTCGAGAAACGAAACGGTGTCTTGGCGAAGCTTGCCGGTAGCGGGGTCAACATACAACGGGCCGCTGATGTATGGCAATAGGTAGGTTCTTATGCCTCTGCAGGCCTTGTCGATCGTGCGCACACTCTCGATATATGCATAATCGCTGGTTGCTAAGTCCATCGTGTGGCTGTCGTTCCAATAGGAGCCGGCAATACCTACGTGTTTACGCAAGAACAGGAAGCGCTTAGTATCGAGACCTGTAAGCACGCTTTCGTCGAGCTCGCTAACCACCGAGCCGTCGGCCATTCCCGGCTTGTCGATTCCGGAAGGGAACTTAAGCACCCAGCTGATGCTTTCGTGAACCGATGCCAGGCTAATAGCTCCAAGAGCAAGTCCAACACACGTTACAGATCCGACCGCGCCAACATCCTCGGCAAGTGTAAGTGCTACACCCTCAGTATCCTGAGCGATTACAACACACACATTTGCCTGACCGGTGGCGGCTAATGTACCAAGCCCGCTGATTGCGGCCACGTTGGCGCCAAGTACCAGGATACACGGTTTGTACTGTGCCTCGAGCGCAGTTGCAATTGCCTGAAGGGCGGTAACTTCTCCGGCATCCACATCAACTACCGGGTTGTATACGGCGATCTGCCGGAGTTTACCCTCTGCAGCATTCTGCAGGGTGGTTACTTCGGCATAATCGTATGTGGGTGTTTCGCCTGACTCCGGGGTGAACAGTCCAACATATAATATACCGTTTGGGTTTATTCTGAAAAATTCGCTGATGTGATAGTGTAGGGCCTTGATAAGCCACTTGGCGCTTGTAGCCACAATTCCATCGGTCTCTGCACTCGCGATTTTGGCGTAACTCTTAATCCTCGCGGTGGTACCGAAACCGGCCGGCAGGTCAGCATCGGCAATGTAAGCAACTATTCCGCTTATGTGATCCTCCCCGGGTAGACTCTTAAGAACCTGTCCCTGTCCTTTTACAAAAGTAATTTGATTCATTATTTTTTGGGTTTTTTGGTTTTCTTAATCTTACGATAAACTGCTCTTAGGTTAGGCTTAGCCGATGGCGAGAAATACACATTACCCTTGCCGTCGACATACAGCACCTTTATATTGGGGTACTGCCTGAACGTAGCATCTGCCTTAGTTTCTGCCATAATTGAAGTAATTTAGACTTGATGAATAATCGGTAAATGGTTGGCAATATGAGCCCGACAACCAGCCCTGTGACAAGCCACGTCCAGCGTTTAGCCGTCACGATAACAGGAGTTACCTTTTTTTCGTCTCTGGTTCTCTCCTTGGTAACATACTTATCCTTCATGCTTAGGTAAATGGCAAGGCTATCACACAAACAGTCGGTGGTGATAACCATTGCCTTACCTACCACTTTTGTATTGGCCGAAATACTCGACCGTTGCCCCTGCATCTGGTTAATCTGCCTAAGGTAGACCCTGTTCATGCTGTCGCATTCGAACCAGGCCTCCAAGGTGGAGGTATCTGCAGGAACCCTTACAATGCTATCGCGAACCACCTCCTTGTATTCGGTTCGCGTTTCGGTAACCACGACACGCTCGGGCTGCAGGCATCTCTTAACCTTACAGCCACTGAGCGGCATCATGGCAATCGCAAGCATCACAATCCATATCATTCGGGCTTTCATAGTTACTTGGTTTTGGTAATAGTTTTTACGTTTTCGAGCTTCTCGTTGAGCTCATTAATAATACGTTTCAGCTCTGCATTTTCAAGCTTCAGTCCTTTCATTTCAACAAGCATCTTCTGCTGAATGGTTCTTAGTTCCAAATTTTCACCACGCAGTTTTGTTAGCTCATCCAGCGCTGCAGTGTACTTTTCAGTCAGCAAGTCGATTGATCCCTGAAGGTTGCCCAGAAAATCATTTTTGCGTTTGCTCTTGCCCACGGCATAGGTTACTACCGAGCTAACACCCGGCAGCACAATTGCCAATATGCCGAGAAGCCATTCCATTAGCTGCGGGCTATTTTGGTTAATTCTGCAATAATCGTAGCATCGAGCTTAGCGTTGGCCGCCTTGTCATTTAAAACGGCAACGTCGAAGTGGTTATCCTGAAATAACCACTCAAGCAATGCGCTCGGGTGCCTGCTCATTAGAACCGTAAAGTTTTCTTCTTTGTCGGGGTCGCCATCGCGGGTATCTGTACGATACGCCAGTGTAGGGAAGTTGGCTTTCAGGGCGTTGAAAATGGAAGTAGCAAACTTGTCGCTTTCTGTCTGCCCCTTGCAAGTCCATATCTCAAAACCGGTAGCATTCATCCATCTGGAACCTGAGCCGGCAGCGTTGTTGTGCAGTGAAAAGACAAAGGCGGGGCCGGCTATTTTATTCATGTTAACCACTCTGGCCGTAAGCCCTGGCTCGTTGTCGCCAATGTGCGACCATTCTACTTTTACTCCGTTGGCCTTAAGCCCAGCAGCAATGGCTGCGAGGCGTTCACGGCTCCAGCGGTACTCGCGGTGCTTTCCATCCGGGCTGCGCTTTCCGGCCACTTCTGCGCCGTGGGCTGTGTCTAAAATGATTGTTCTCATGCTTGCTTGCTTTTGGTGTGTGTGGCGAAAAAAGACCCGCCCGAAAGCGGGCCTTTGTACCAACACAAACTAATCACTATGAAAAAACTACCCTGCCATTATAATACCCAGTACTCCCTTGGCGTCGGCTCTGCGAACACGGCCACCTGCACGCTGCAGGAAGCTGTATATATCGCCATAATATTGCGGGTTGCCCTGGTCGTCGAACATCTGCGTTACTCCCTTAGCCCTGGCCACCGAATTCTTATGCCAAAACAGCGCTATTTCGCAAGCAGTGGTATCGAATGCGGTTGCTTCCGACAGGCGATCCTCAAGCTGCTCAGGCGTATAGGTTAAATCGGTGTCGCCAGTCCATGCCCACAGCTTCGTGGTTGCGTTTTGTGTTAATGAGCTGTTGCTTGCTACCAAGACCGTAGATCGTTCGTATATTGTGAAGCTCTCGAGCTTTTTAATCATCCCGGTAACCGGATCGTATATTACGCTGTAGTCGCGCGTGGTGTTCGATTTTAGCTCGTTAACAATGTCGCTCATCGCGTCGGTGCTTAGAATCACATATCTGTCGGCTGCCGGTATGTTCCATTTATTGAATTGCTTTTTAGCCTCGACAAAGTCGGCAACGGTTAGCATTTTTCTGTTCGATGTTCCATACGGTGCGGTCTTATTGCTACCGGTAGATTTCAGGAAGACGGTCGAGCGCCAATTGTAAAGCATTGTCTCAGCAATGTATTGCTCGAGATAGCTCATGTCTTCGCTCAGTACGCTTGCAGTCTTATCATACGACAGCTCAGCCTTATCAATATTCGGGATGAAACGCGGATCGGTAGTGAATTCATCGAGCACATAGGTTACATCGATATCTTTGCGCCGTGTAATAGTAGCGGGTAGGCTCGACCGGTTACGCTGTACTCCCGATGGACTTCCGGCCTGCGGTATATGAACCACGCCGGTACCGATTACATATTGCGATTCGTCGACCGACTGAAGTATGAACTCATTGTTTTTGAATAGGTTCTCAACAATGTATCCGGTCCAGATTTCGGGCGTAACAGCCATATAGGCCATGCCGGCCGGTTTTTGAATCAATGCTGCCCCGAGGGCTACTCCGGCGCCAATCGGCCCGGCAAATGCGCCAGCCACTGCTGCGAAGAGCAGGCCGACAATCAGTGTTAGAAAAAATTTTGTTGCTTTCATTGTTATTACTGGTTTTAGGTTCTTTTAATCAACTGTGTCCTCTACCCATTGCACCACGCCAAGGACTGATTTTAGCGTGTAGGTTTTCAAATCATCGGTTCCCTTCTGTAGCTTAGCCGGAACTACGCTATTGTCCTCTATTACCGCGTCGGCTCCGTCTTCGCCATCTTCTCCTGTCAGCGATGCCAGAAAGGCAGCCTCGTCGCCGGTGTTCCCTTCATCGAGCCATATTTCGTATGCCGACTTACCGGCGGCGCCATCCTCGCCATCTGCGCCGGGGGTGGCTGCCGTGATTGGCGTAAATCCGGATCCGTTATATAGCAGCACAAGCGCTTGTGTTACGCCAGCCTCAATGTCTACCTCTGCCCCGCCAAGGCTTGCACCAAGTGTAAGCGTGCGTGTATCTCCCAACGCGGTAGCGTGTAGTAGTACCATGTCGCCGGGCTTCAAGTCGCTACTTAATGAAGCGACAACATCAACATCACCGGTGAGGGTGGCGAATACAACGGTAACAGCGCGCTCTATAGCGATTTCGGTTTCGGAGTTAAGCTCTCCAAGCTGCACTACAGCATGAGTCGGGAATACTACTTCGGTTTTTTTATCGGCGTCGCCGCTTATTGCCGGCGCCTTGAACCCGTAGGATGAATTGAGTGTTTTGTTAATTACTGTCATGCTTAGTCAAGTGTTACGGCCACACCAACCTGCACGAAGGATGTACCGTCGAACATGAATGTTGTGGCTTTTGATTTATTCTGAGTTCCTGCCATAGTAGGGCCGGAGAATCCGGTTCCAAAGGTTACGGTTTTGGCTGTGCCACCACTGGAGGCCTTAACCATTACCGTGTCGCCAACCGCGATGTCGCTCGACACGGTGGCGTTGAGGGTTACATTGTCGGCAAGCTCGCCGAGGTTAACTACAGTTTTGGCACGGTTGATAGCCACGGCAGTAGTTGCCGTTACGGTTGGGTTCAGCACCTCGGCGGTGGGGAACACTACCTCTACCTTAGTGTCGGCATCAGCGTCGATTGACGGAGCGCGAAAATTGTAGAACGAGTTTAGTACTTTGTTTATCCAGGTCATTGCGGTACTTTTTAATTAACGTATTCGCGTCCGTACTGTGCCTTATACAGTTCTTTGAAGCGCTCGATGTTGGTAGCCTTCAGCTGTTCGGCACGGTTGTTTTTTACGTAGTCGCTAAATGTCCACGACTGTTCTGCTTCGGGCACCGATCCGGATGGGGCGCCGAGGGTTTGAATAATAGGGCTAACACCCTGCATTGCGCTAAGGGCTTTTTCGCAACCTTCGTAGTCGGTTTCAGCAAGCTTAGTGTAAGTAGCGCGCAAACTTTCATCGATTTTTTTGGCTGCAACAGCACCGTCGATTAAGGCCTTAACCTTAGCGTCGTTGCCCTGTTTGATGATGCCGGTAAGGCGCAGAATCTCCTGTTCTTTGGCGGCTAGATCCTGAGCGTGTGTTTGGTTTTGGGTTTTCAGCGCCGTGATGGCTTCAGTTACCTGAGCCTCCGTTGCTTCGGGATTGAGTGCGAGTAGCACCGCGATGGTTTTCAAGTCCATACTTTCTTGCGTTTTAGTTTTAAGTTTTTGAATTGCTTGAATGCTTAGCCGGATCTCATCAGCTTCGAGCCTGGCACCTTCGGGGCTATACAGGCATACGCTTCCTGCGTTGCTTGGAACCGGTGTAAGTGAGGCCTCCATAAGTTCCCATTCGGTAACTACAACCTCCTCCACGCCGTCCATTATAACCAGCTCGGCGTTCAGCACAATAATTCCAGGGCTTGCGCCCTTCAGGAACCCGCCATCTACCTTGTCGCGAATCTTCACGGCCTCGGGATCCTTCTCATCGAATACCGGTGTGGCCATAAGTAAATCGCCATCAGCGCGCAGGTTATCCCAGCGGCCTATTAGGCGGTTTTCGTCGTGATTGTGTAGCATAACAGGATTAGCCCTGAAGCGGTCGAATTTGCCGCCGGAATTGCGCAGAAAAAACCTGTGCGCGTTCCTCTTGGTTTGGTCGTTGATAATAAAATCGGGCATTCGCATTGTTATTTGACGATGCAAATATTTGATGCTTTTTTATAAGATTTTGATAATGTGACAATGCTTGGTACTCTTATGCATACCATATATATGATTTAGCTTTATGAAGTAATTCAGGTTTTTCTTTGCAAGAAAAACCAAGGATGGCAGAGCTATCAATAAAACAAAAGAAAGATTACGCAAAGTCATTGTACTTAGGCAATCTAACTATAACACAGAAGGAAATTGCAAGCCGTGTAGGCACTAGCGAAAAAACAATTAGCGCCTGGATTAACAGGGAGGGCTGGGACAGGATACGTGTTAGTCTGCTGACCACGCGCGAAACACAGTTGAGTAACCTGTATGCCCAGCTTAGTGCGCTCAATACTGAGATAGCACTTCGCGAGGCGGGCAGGCAATACCCCACCAATAAGGAGGCAGATGTTATCAGTAAGATAACATCGAGCATCCAGAAGCTCGAAATGGATCTATCAATTGGCGATATAGTGAACGTGAGCAAACGAATGCTCGACTGGCTTCGAGCTGCAGACCTTAACAAGGCGAAAGAAATGAGCGGCCTGTTCGACGCATTCATTAAAGACTCTATTCGATGACATCCAAGCGCGCAGGCAAGCAAACCAACCGGCAGGTTGTTATCGACTGGGAAGCCTACAGGCGCGCCCTGCTCGACGAAACCTACATCGAGGAGGGCATTAGTGGTGCTGAGCTTCAGAAACACCGCGAGAAGCTTGAGTCCGATCCGGTCGAGTGGATTTATTTCTTTTTCCCGGGCTTCGCCAAGTATCCGTTTGCACTTTTCCATAGAAAGTTCCTGAAGCGGGTAATCAACAACCCAGAGTGGTACGAAGTAATTAGCTGGAGCCGCGAGCTTGCTAAGAGTACCAGCGTGATGTTTGCCGTCCTGTATCTTGTGCTTACCGGTAACAAGAAAAACATCATTATGACATCCAACAGCCAGGACAATGCCATACGCCTACTGGAACCATACCGGGCTAACCTTGACACAAACCAACGCATAAAGGCATACTATGGCGAGCAGCCTCTTATTGGCAGCTGGGAGATGGGAGAATTTAAGACTAAAGGCGGGGCATCATTCAGGGCAATAGGTGCCGGAATGTCGCCTCGTGGTACTCGCTCCGGAGCGCTGCGCGTCGATGTGCTGCTAACCGATGACTTCGACACTGACGAGGAATGCCGCAACCCCGAAACCATTAAGAAAAAATGGAACTGGTGGGAGCAAGCGCTATACTTTACACGCTCGATGAGCGAGCCACTGCTCACCATCTGGTGTGGAAATATAATAGCTAAGGACTGCTGCATTACCCGCGCAGGTAAAAAGGCCCGCGAGCTGGAAGCCCGGCAGAAGCCCATAGGACATTGGGATATCATCAACATACGCATGGTAAACATAGCCAACCCCAACCCCAAGGAGGACTTTGCGCGTGGTAAAAGCGTGTGGCCCGAGAAAAACTCTGAGGCTAAAATCGAGGAGGTTCTGGCGCAGGTAAGCACCGCCTCCGCACAGAAGGAGTGCTTCAACAACCCCGTGAGCGAGGGAGAGATATTCAAGAACCTCACCTGGGGCAAGTGCCCGCCGCTCAACACGCTTAAGTTTGCCGTTGTATATGCCGACCCGAGCACCAGCAACCGCGACAGGGCCACCAAGGGCACGTCGTTTAAGTCGGCTTTTATGCTTGGGTACAAGGACGGCAAGTATTACATTTATAAGGGCTTTTTAGAACAGACGGGCAACGAAAACTTCATCGGGTGGCTGTACGATTTGCGCGACTACGCACGCGGACGCACGCAGGTGTATAACTACATCGAGAACAACAGCCTTCAGGATCCGTTCTATGAGCAGGTGTTTATACCTTTGTTTGCTCAATTCAGCAAAACCCGGGGAACCCTGCCCATTACACCCGACACCCGCAAAAAACCCGACAAGTTTGCCCGCATCGAGGGTAACCTCGAGCCGCTCGACCGAAGGGGCGACCTTGTGTTTAACGAGGACGAAAAGGGCAACCCCAATATGGAGCGCCTGAGGGAGCAGTTCGAACTCGTTAACCCGCAGCTGTCTGCCCCGGCCGACGGCCCCGACTGCATCGAGGGTGGGGTATTTATAATCAACGCCAAAAACCAGACAAGCAATAACGAAGCTATGTTTTTTGGTCATCGCAAAACCAACACTAAACGATTATAATTATGATTAAACTATTCATTAGCATTCAGAAGCTGCTTATCTACATATCCGATAAGAGCGTTTTAATTACAATCATTCGCCGCACACGCCGGGCAATGGCCGTTAAATCTGCCATAAGGCACGCTGACAAGATGCGCCGTATGCGACGGGGTCGGCAGCAGTTCGTGATCCTGATTGGCAAAAAGGTTCGTGTGTACGAGCGCGAGCAAATCAATAACCTTATTAGAGCAGGGTGGCTTGACAAAGCTCTTAAAAATTACATTACACTATGCAAATATTGCATTTATGTGACTCCGTCGGCCAGCGATCCCGTAGGTAAAAAAACAGCAAATATGAAAAATACAGCTAAAGCGAAATGAGAAACCCCTTTAAAATAGTTTTAAAGCTCCCATTTAAGACGGGCAACACGCCGAACAAGGGCGCACATACATTTACACGCAAATTCAGGCCTAATTCAGGCCTTAAAACCAATAAAGCATGGCTTACATAAATCAATCCGACATCGAAGGCGCCGGCATGTATCCCGAGATACTCAAAACACTGAGCCGAGAACCCGAATATATCATCACTGCCATAGCCGACGCCGAGGCAGAGGTAAGGGCATACCTGACGGCCCGCTACGAGATCGACCAGGAGCTCGCTAAAATAGGATCGAGCCGGAACATACTTGTTGTGAAGATTGTGCGCGATGTGGCAATCTACAACATCTATAACATAAGCAATCCGGTTAACATGCCCGAGAGCCGCGTGCAAAATTACAAGGATAAAATTGCATTTCTGAAGGAAGTGCAGGCCGAGCGTGCCAGTATCGACGGGCTTACCCGCAAAACAAACGCGGAAACGGGTGGAAGCAATTACCTGAAGTTTGGAGGCAACACGCCACGCAGTAATCACTTTTAAATCTTAGAATTATGGCCAAAACAGCCCCGGAAATAGTCGTACAAAACATCGTAATCAAACAGGTGAACCGTCGCACCAGCGACATAAGCACTTGGCGAGAAGCAATCAAGTCAGCCGAGAACCAACAGAACCCCACCCGGGTGAAGCTGTATGATCTATATGATGATATTATGCTCGACGGACACATGGAGGGAGTGTGGGGCAAGCGCCGCGATGCTATTGCTAACCGGTCGCTTACCTTCGCTAAAGACGGACAGCAGGATGACGAAATCAATAAGCTGCTGAACTCGCCCGACATGGGTTCGCTCGTTAAGGATCTGCTCGACTCGATTCTGTTCGGCTATTCGCTTCTGCAGATAAATTCTATCACATACAACGAAGACGAGGAGCGCTACGTGATTGACTACGACCTCATACCACGCAAGCACGTACACCCCGAGCGCGCCTTCAGGTGCATCAGCCGCGACCAGACCCAGGCAACCCGCGACTATCTGTATATGGAGCCTCCCTTGAGTAAATACATGCTGTGGGCAGGCGATGGTGGCATGGGGCTGTTGATTAAAGCGGCGCAGTATGTTATTTACAAACGCGGCAACTTTGGCGATTGGGCACAATTTGCCGAGCTTTTCGGCATGCCCTTCCGGGAGGCCCGCTATGATAACTACGACGACAGTACCCGCATACAGCTCGAGCAGGCAATGGAAGCCTACGGATCTGCCGCCTATGCGATACTCCCAAAGGGCGCCGACTTTAAGCTGCACGATGCTGTGAAGGGAACGGCAGGGCAGTTATATAAGATGCTGCACGACGCTTGCAATGCCGAAATAAGCAAGTGTATTCTGGGCAACACGCTAACAACCGAGCAGGGCGAGAACGGAGCCCGGAGCCTTGGGGAGGTGCATCAGGATGTTGAGGACGCCAAGCACGCAGCCGATGTTAAGATGATAACCGACATACTGAACACAAAATTTAAGTCGATTCTAAAATCCTTCGGGTTCAACGTTGCAGGAGGATATATCGACTTTGCCGACGGCGGTACCGACTGGGCTGCGCTTAAGCGCAAGTGGGAGGTGTTGGATGGAGTTAGCAACCGAGTGCCGGTGGGCGACGACTACATATATGAGGAGATGGGCATTCCTAAGCCCGACAACTACGACGAGCTAAAGGAGGAAATGGCAGAACGGGATATGCAGCGCTTTCAGCTGAAGCATGATAGCGGCGAGCCGGCAAGCAAAAAGCTTAGCGCATTTGCAAGGATTCTTGATTTTTTCGTCTGAGGGCGACTAAGCGTCGCCCAGTGTTAAGCATCGACGAACTCGATGCCGTTTATTTCAACAACGATAGCAAGGTACTGCTGTCAGCACTCAGGCAATTTCCCATTGCGGCATTTCTGGCTTATAAAACAGTTGTTACTAAGGCCATCGACGATATAAAGCCGGGCGATAGCTTTAACGCCGATATATTCAAAACCTACTCTGACAACTTCTCCGGCATAATAAACATCACCCTCAGCGGCGACAAATACGCCCTAAAACGCAGTGAGCTTCTGCTTAACGTGAACCGTTTCGCAGCCTATAAAACCCACCACGCAACAACTCAGATTGCCAGGCAATGGGCCGATAAGGATGCTGTTGCACGCGAACCAAAGCAATACAAAGAGGCCGCAAAGCGTGTTGCAAACAAGTTTAACCGATACCAGGTTGCAGAATACAACACAGCCACGGCACGCGCCAGAACCGCGAAGCAATGGATTGATTTTACAAGCGATGAAACAAGGATGGAGTTGTACCCTAATCTAAAATGGTTGCCAAGCCGAAGCGTTGAGCAGCGCCCGGAACATGTGGAATTTTACGGTACTATTCGCCCAAAAAACGATCCGTTTTGGAACGAGAATCAACCAGGTAATCTCTGGCAGTGCAAATGCGACTGGGAAGAAACCGACGAGGGCAGTACTGGTACCCCAAAACGCAAAGCATCTGCTCAGCAAGGTCTTGAAGGTAACCCCGGAGAGGAATACAAGTACGAACACGGGCAACACAGCGGGGTAATATTCACAAACAACAGTGTATATTTCAAAGCCAAGCCCGCTGCAACGGTAGAGTCTGCAATACTTAACGCCCCAGAAACCGGATGGTTCAATGTAAACCCGAAAGTTAAATGTCATGTGTTGCATGGACAGAACGAAATAGCCGGGAACATGCAGGTTCTCGATGCATTTGTGGCCACGCGCAACAATGTCAAGAGCATCAAATTGCTACCAAACATTACCGGCGACAACCTGAAGCTGAAGCCTAATTTCTATCCGGAAGGATTTACAAGCAGAGGAAAGGCCAGCAACGCCGATGCGGTAATTACTTTCGATAACGGTGACACATGGGTTGCCGACATAAAGGCGATGAAAGGGACCGGATCTAAGCTAAACCATCGGCTCAATGATGCTTATCAGCAAGCCGATTTCGCAATTATCAAAATTCTTGGAGTTGAACACAAATCAGTGCAGCAAACAGCAGAAACATTTATAAAAAAACACCCCATGTTTAAGGGTTTAATTATAATAAACAATTCAAACACAGTTATATATGAATTTATTAGACAATAAAAAAGGAGGTTTACACCTCCCTTTCCAATCCAATGACCCGGCCGTAGCCCGACCAGAATTGATTGTGACAAATGTACAACAAAAATATTTGAAAAACAAAAATATTTTTTCAACATGCTAACAATCAGCTTCGAACAATTCGCGCAAGAGGTAAGGCGCAACCGGGTGCAGCTCGACAAGCTGATCAACCACCAGCTGCCCGCCATCATTGGGCGCGAGGCTGTGAAGCAGTTTAAAAGTAATTTTCAGGAGCAAAGCTGGAGGCGCAACCAATGGCCAGAGGTGCAACGCCGCAAGGCTACGTGGATCCGTGGCGGCAAGGTAATCGACAACCCAACCCGGGGGGCCGCACGCAGCCGCAAAATTTTAACAGGTCACACCGGAGACCTTGGTCGCTCCCTGCAGTACTCGGTAGAAACCGGCAAGGTAACCATACACAGCGACCTGATATATGCTGCAGTGCATAATTTCGGTTTGAGAGCCGGCCGCGGCAAGGGCTTTATCATGCCCCAGCGCCAGTTCATAGGCCACGACCCTGAGCTTATTAAGAAGATTGAGAGTATTATCAACGAACGACTTAACAAAATATTCAGCGCATGAGACGACAACTTTATCTCGAAATTAAGAACTGTTTAAAATCTGTTTTAATGCCCGATAACACTCCTGTGTTTAAGCATTTCGATTTGTGGAACCAGCAGGTCGAATTTATCGAGCAGGAAACTCCTTTCAATTTTCCGGCGGTGTTTATTGAGTTTTTGCCCATAACATGGAGCAAGATGGGCTATAATAAGCAAAATGCCGATATCACGATGCGCGTACACGTAGTAAGCCGATGGCATAGCAACACTGCAGATTACAACCCGCAAGAGTACGACGCCCTCGAATATCTTGAGCTTGCCGACATTGTAAACAACGCAATCACAAACTACGCAACTACAACAGGAAACCGATTTATGCGGACTCGAAGCGAAATTAACCACAACCACGAAACTATACTCGACAGCATCGAGGAGTTCGTGTGCAATGTGGTCGACACTTCGGGATGTCGAGAGTACGTGTCGGTTAACAACGTGGTTCCGGTAATAACTGAGAGCAATGGTTAACGTGTATATAAATGCTTTTTTAATTGCATTTATATACAGTTAACCGTCCGACGATCTTTGACATACTGATACATCAAAAAACACCCGCCTCGATGCCGGGGCGGGTGCCTTTAAATTGCCTTAAAATGCAATTAAGTTGGGGTTTTATGCAATGTTATTGGCCTAATATGCGGGCTTTTTCGGCTTTGTATTCTTCTTGTGTGAAAACGCCTTCATCAAGCAGAGCCTTAACAGCTTTTAGCTCTTCGGCCTTATCAACCATGCTTGTTGATTTGCCTTGATTTTTCTTCAGCTCAAGGTCATGCATTAACGATTCCGTTTCTACTTTTTGCTTTTTACCTGAACGGCTCACTGCTACAATTATCACAATTAACATAATTACTAATAATAACCAAATCATAACTCATATTTTTTTTAGTTAAACATTCTTTTTCATTAATTGAATTATCGTGTCCTGGGCTGCAATGAGCTTACCCTGTAATTCAAGTATTTTTTTTTCATAATAAGAATAGTCTTTTTGTTTATTGCCTTCATTTTTTAGCATTTCCCCGTAACCAAGCAGAAGCCAAACCGGCGAAATATCAGGACAATTTTCTAATATTTTTACTATAACACTTTCTCCAACATCCGCTTGTCTTTGCAATTGCTTGCCCAAATACCCATTAGACATTCCCATGTTCTTCTCAAAAGTGGAAGGCTTAACTTGCTTAAATTCAAGATATTCATATATTCTGTTAATAACTTTCATTAAATAATTTAGAAATTTGTCTAAAATAATTTGCAAACATAGACAATAGTCTATATATTTGCCCTAATTAACAACGACAAAGTAAAGTAAAAAAACAACACAATGGAAAAAAACGAGAAAACTATTGCCGAGGTGCGTCGCGAGAAGGCCAGAGGAACCAGCCTGTACTTCAGAACTGCAGCAAAATTCGGGGTAACCTACACCTACGTGGCCGAGCTTGCACGAGGCAAACGCCAGGGAACCCGCGGCAAGGGCAAGCAAATAAAGGAGTTTTTGCTGAGCGAACTGTGTAATAATTAAATACCCTGCTCCATGAATTCCCTTCAGATATACTCTCACCCCGATTTTGGTAGTGTACGCACCGAAATAGTTGCCGGCGATCCATGGTTTGTATTGGCTGATATATGCAAAATTCTTGGACACACAAATACCAGCGTAGCGATAAAAATACTTGACGAAGACGAGAGGGCTAAGAAAATATTGACCCGTGATTATCAGCACATTGGGTATGATAAGGCTTGGTTTATTAATGAAAGTGGTTTTTATCACTTAACGTTCAGAAGCAATAAGCCAGCAGCTAAGTTTTTTCGTAAGTGGGTTACAACAGAAGTACTTCCAAGTATCCGTAAAACCGGTCAATATTCGGTGCCACGCCTGAGGCCAGAGCTGGCAATACCGGATAATATACCCAATCTGCCTCGCAATCATACATTCAACACCAAAATTATAGTGGTAAACGACTGCCCTGTGCGCGAGGTTAAAATAAACAAGGTTCCCTACTACTGCATGATAGACGTGCTAAAGGCTGTTGGCATTGCAACACACGCACGCAGTCAATTGTGCAACGAAATTTACCATAAATTCACCTTTAAAATTCGCACAAAAAGCAACGGACGCCTTACCCGCTATATTACAACCGAGGGGCTAAGACTATACTTGTCGCGTTCGAATGCTGCCAAATCGAAAAAGTTTTTATCGGCATTTCTTGCAAAGGTAGAGGGCGTAAATAAAATTGACTTCGACCGCTTCCTTGATGTTATCGTAAAAACGCGAGACGAAAACGACAGGTCATTTTTACTTAATACTTACAAAACACTAACAACTAACTAATGGCCTACAACCGTGTAAATAAGCTACGCACCTATCAGCTTGTGCTCAACATCGTGAAGCAGCACTACATAGAGGGCGTTACCACCTATAAGGGCATATTCGAAATGTATGTTTTACCCATATACCCAATGAGCTATCAGCGTTTTATAACGATAATCAACACGCCCAACATCGAAAAAACTATAGCATCTGAATGCGAGCGCCTGGGCAAGGAGATTCCGGGTAAAAAACAAGAGGACAAACGACAACTAAAACTATTTGAAAATGAGCAAATGTAAATTGAATTTCTGGTACCTCGACAATTGGACGGGCCGCCGTAGGGAGTTTGCAACGGCAGTAGCTGCAATAAAGGCAGCCGAGCAAGAGAGTGGAGTAACAATTAACATTTACCGCGCCAATGGCAGATTTTATAAGGCCGTGAAAGCGTCGGGACATACACCGTCTTAGTATTCACCAAATCCATAACATCATGCAAGTAATTATTTATGACCCACGAAAAAACGCCATCAGTTACAAAAGCGATGGCAGAATGCGAGCCGGCATAATCGGTAATATGGCCGAGGCCGCCTTTAAGCGAGCAGTAGAAAACGAAATAGAGCGATTAAAACGCAACGCCAATGCGCTTAGCCAGTGGCTCTGGAACCCGCGCAACGTGAATAAACCCGATTGGATGAATCGCAAGCGAGAGTATAACTCTATACAGGTCAAAATAGAGGCGCACATGGCCAAGCTAAAGGGCGCAAAAAACGGAGAAATTCAGGAGGTAAGTGTTCCACGTAATCCGGCAAGGCTATGCAAATAAAAGTATATCTCAGCGGCCCGGTAACCGGTCGCGATCCACACGAGACAGAGCATTTGTTTAAAATTGCCGAGAAGGCTGTGCGCAACCTTGGCCTCGAGCCGGTAAACCCCCTCAATTTCTGCACACCCGACATGGAATGGTGCGAAGCAATGAAGGTGTGCATTCGCGTCCTGTTAGACTGCCACCTGATTACCATGCTGCCCGGATGGGAGGAGAGCAAGGGCGCACCAATCGAATATAATTTAGCCAAAGAATTAGGTATTAATAATTTAAATCTCAAGCAATTATGACAAAGCAATCAATTGATTTATCGAAAATGAACCTTGCCGATCTTGAGGCAGCCATAAAAGAAAAGCGCGACCAGGAACGTCGCGAGCGCGAGGCCCGCAAGGCCGAATATGAGGCCGAACGACACGATCTTGTAGTAAGGCTATCCAAGCAGGCCGAGGAGCTCTCTATTCGTTTAACCGAGTTCAAAACTATAGCGGTGCGGCAGCTGGAAGAATTCCGCAAGCGCGCCGAGGAGTATGGCGACATTCGTAGCAACAGCAAAGGCGGCTTCAGCATACGCAATGCAAACGGCACCTATAAGGTTGCCTACGAGCGCAACGTAGTGAGCGAGTATGACGAACGCGCCGATTTGGCCGAGTCGCTGCTCCGCGAATTCCTGGGCGACATGGTAAAAAAACGCGACGCGCAAGCATACGAAATTATAACAGGACTCCTCGAGCGTGGCAAAAAGGGCGACTTCAACCCTGCAGCTGTGAACGCACTGCTGAAGATGAAGGATAAGTATAACGACGAGCGATGGGTGAAGGCCATGGCTTTGTTCATCGAGAGCTTCAACACGCGCCTTATCAGCATGAATGTTTCGTTCTTTAAGAAAAACAGCATGGATAAGGACGTGCTGATACCCCTCACCTTCGCAAGCATTGAACCCGATGTTACACCTAATACCGAAAGCCATGAAAGAACTTAATCGCGACAACATGAAAAGCGGTAGCGTTAGATTGCGCGTAACCGTAACAATCCGCAACACCGGGGGACTTGATTTCAGCAAATATGCATGCGCGCTGTTAGACATCCCACATTATGGATTCAAGATATTTGAGGCCGGCGACTCTCGAATATTCATATCATCCAGCGACGATAACAACGCCTTCAGGGCGCGACTAAAAACAACAGGTGCGCTAATGCAGAACGTATCGCTTGCCCGGCACATTATTAATTTGTGCGGCACCAACCTGCGCTCGGTAACGCTTGAAATAAGCGACAAGGCCGACAGCGACGGTAAATACGAAATAAATTTAAACCCTCTGCGCAGCAAGAAAGGCGCACCGGCATAACAGTTCTTCGACAGCCGGGACAGACCGGCACCCGTGGGAGTAGCTCAGTTGGTTAGAGCAACGGAAGTAAACCGCGAAAGCGTTCACTACTTAGGCGCAGGTTCGACTCCTGCCTCCTACACAACGAACACCGAGGGCTGAGAGAGAAAGAATGCCCCACCAGTTCTTGAATGAGTGAAGCGAAACGTTGCCGCGAAACGAGGCCCGCGCGGGGGAGGTTCCCCCGCATTTTAAAAGAGCTTTAAATGCACTATGCAGTCGAAATACTGAAGAACAAGCGCCGCGAGCTGCAGCAACAAATGTCGCACGCTCGCCGCTGTGGGATGACAATACGACATCCCGAGTATGAGTCGATGCAAGGCAAGGTGAATAGTATTAACAACGCCATCAGGCTGATACAGCTCGACGGCATAATATATAATAGATATGCAGAAGCAAGTGCTCGCACGCGGTAACGACGCCAAGGTGCTCATCACCGTGCAGGATCCGGCCACCAGCCAGCCGGTTGATGTATCAGTATTCGATCGTATCGATGTTTTTCTTGGCCGTAAGGGAACCAAGGCATACGTATGTAGGTGGTCGAGCAGTGATCCAAACCACGACCAGGTTACAATCGAGGATGGCGACGGCGAGATAAGCGTGATAATTAATAGAGAGGACACATTCGCATTCGGCGACTTCGAATACTACTACACTGTGAAGTGCTGGAAAACCGACGAAGATTATCGCGCAGGCGACTGTGCCGTGTCGAGCATTCCGGTATACTTGTTCGAATCAGTGGAGCAAATGGACTCAATACCCGGCGAATAATGATAACAGTAACAACCATTGCATCGCTTCAGGGTCGAGTTACCACAGCCACACAGTTGGTTACCGACCAGCTGGCTACAACGGCAAGCCTGCCCGGTGTTATACTAACCGAGGCGCGACTTGTTCCTCCGCAGTCGGCAGTACTGGCTTCTTACGATCGCCGTAGCGACTACGTTGGCCTTAAGGCTTATATGGCTTACGCACCCGAAGGCAGCGCCGACGATGCTGCCGTGTGGGTTGTTACGGTAATATACACTACAGCAGCCGGAGAGGTGGCTGCAACAGCAACACATCACAACGTGAAATGGACAGACAGATACAGCCTATGAACACAACAAGTTATATATTGAAAATCGACGCAGACACCGGCGAGGTAATGCTTGTAATATGCTCTCCGGCCGGAACAAGGGTAGTAACTCCACAAAGTGCCAGCGACGCCGACATCCGGCTGCTGCAGAACATGCTTAACGCGGTTGAAAATGGCAATTAAGTTCTACACGGCAGCATCGGGCAACTGGTCGGTTGCCGGCAACTGGAACGGAGGCACCTTACCGGCGTCGGGCGATGATGTGTATGCAAACGGCAAAACGGTAACGATTAATGTGGATGTTAGCGTTGCCCTCATTAGCACCGAGACATGCCCCGACACGGGCGTTGGCGGTGGCGAGTTTCGCGTTTCGAGCAGCCGCACAATAACAGCTCAAACCAGGGCCGGCGACAGCCAGGCAATACTTGTTAATACAGCCTCGGTAACGCTAACATTAATAGGCTCTGTTGCCGGCGGATCAGGAGCGGCGGCAAGGGGCATATATCTCAACCAGCAGGGCATAACTCTCAATATATATGGTGCCGTGTCAGGCGGAACCGGAAGCGGCGGCGCATATGCTGTAGTGCAGGGATCAGGATACAGCTCTGCGACTGTTAACATTTTTGGCACTGTTACCGCAGGAGCCGGCAGTAGGGCTATTGTTGCCTCAACGGCCGCCTCAATAAACGTAGCCGGCAGTGTTGCTGGAGGTGCCCTCGCGGCAATACAGGCCGATCTGGTTACTGTGGCCGGAGAAATACGCGCCGGATCGGGCGGCGCCGGTGTGGCCGAGTACACTCAGGGTGCCGGTGTGGTTGCTCTCAACGGCTCTGCCTACAATAGTGGCGCCTGGCAGGCTGTAATAAGTGGCCGCCTTAGCCTGGCTGATAGCTCTCAGGTAATGAAGTACAGCACGCCGGCTGGCGAGGAGGTGTTAATGTACAACGAGCTGTATTACATGCCGCCTTCACAGGCCGATGTGCGCGCGGGTGTTGTGTACGGTAGCCGTACAGGAGCTTGTGCCGTACCACCGCCCGCAAGCGTTGCTCTCAACGTGCCGGTGGGCAATACGGTGGGCGAGCTTGTAGCTAGTGTCACCACTCCCGAGCAGTTTGTAGAAGCCCTGAAGGCCGACGAGCTTGGGCAACGACTCGCCGAATGCAGCACCGACACCGATACAACATTAATACTCGAGGCCATTGGGGCTATACCCACTCCGGATCCCGGAGCAAGCCCAGCAGAATTCGTGCAGGCCCTAAAGGCTGATGATCTTGGAGAACGACTTAGTAATTGTAGCACAGTCGCAATAACCGGCGCACAGATAGCCGGTGCAATACCGACCGAAGCATGATGCCTTTAGCGCAACATATAAGCATTCGAAAAAAAGGCAAGCTCACACAGGTGTGGCTATCAGAGGAGTATATCATTCGCGTGTGCGGTGTTAGCGCCGACTATCTGCGCGTTAAGCGCAACCAGCTCAAGGCGTACGAGTGCGTAACAGTTAAGGGCGCGAGGCATTACGAGTACTACAGCATCCCCAATAAGGCCCCCGCCTGTTATCGCAGCAAACTTCCAACATTCGACGAGCTTATCGAGGCCATTGAGCCTGCAGCTGAGCGCGACAATGACTATAACAGCACATTCAACATGGCACTGGGTGATGCCGATAGATACACCTATATATATAAGAGTGAGCCCGCCGAGAGGCGCGACAAGCTTGCTGCTGCTGCTTCAATAGTAGAGGCCACAGTAGCCTATATCACGGCCACATCTTACAACACACGCCGGAGCGATATATTCGAGCGTATGGCAGCGCTTGCCGAGGCGAATAACATTACCTATTTACCTCATAATTATAGGCGTATCAAGGAGAAGGTAATGAACCGGCTTTCCGGACAGCCTATTGGCGATGTAATCAAGGCCCCCAGATCGGGCAACGACAATGCGGCTAAGTTCCGCTACGACGATCAGATCAGCGAGTGGATCTATCAGCTCGCCTCGAATCCACGTAATTTCTCTGACGCATATATATGCAGGCAAGTTCAGCAGCTATGCAGCCTCTCCGGAAAGCCTGCCCCGAGCACCGAAACCATACGCGCTAAGCTGAACGAGCGCAGCACGCTTTACCTTACATCTGTTGAGCGTCATGGCTCGGGTACACGGGAGGCCGCAGCCTATGAAGCTTATATACCCATTGCTCGCGCACCTTTTGCAGGCGATTGCTGGCAAATCGACGCGACACGCGTTAATATGATAGCCCACGAGCGCAACATCACAGCGCCCGATGGTGTGAGCAAGAAGGTACTGGCCAATATAATGGTGTGCGCCGTTCGCGACGTTCACTCCGGGCAGTGTCTCGGCTACTCGTTCGACTATGCCGAGTCGTTTCTCATGTACTTTAACGCCATTAAAATGGCTGTTCAATGCGCGGGATATCTGCCCTACGAGCTTGTTACCGACAAATTTCCGGGACACAATAAGGCCGAGGCTGTTGCCATGATCGACACGCTCAAAATGTATGGAGTGAAGATAACAACCAGCCATAAGGCAACCGGTAAGGCACAGGTGGAGCGCTGGTTCAACACAATGCAGCAGATAGAGATGCAGGGCAACGACTATTATTATGGCGAAGGCATTCGCAGCACCAGGGTTCACGCACATCCGTCGCCCGATCATCTCGAGCGCATGCGCAAGCGCGCTAAGTTGGAAGCCTTCAACCTGCAGGATGTTATCGACATGTATTCAGGCATGATTGAAGCCCATAACCAACGCAACTACTGCGAATACAGCCGCAAGCTGAAGCACCTTAACGACAGCCCCGCAGGTATTCACGCCGCAAGCGAGAAGCCTAACACAATAGCAGTAACCGACCGGCAGATTAACCACATATTCGGCGCAAAAACCGACGTTAGGATAGCAGGAAATGGAATATTTAAGGTAACGCTGCGACACATCGATCATTACTACAGCATTGCCGACTACAACATCGTGGAGCAGAATGCTCGCGTATGCGTTAGCTACGATCCGGGCGACATGTCGAGCGTGTGCATTTATAAGCGCCTGCCTGGTACCACATGGCTGCAGTTCCTCGCGCGCTGCGAGCTGTTCGAGCAGCCGATGGTTTACGGCCCGCAGGCCGAAATGAACCGTCTGGCCGAGGCCAAAAAGAAGGCCAAAGAGTTTAACGAAAAACGGGCCGCGCGGTTGGCAAAGCTTAAGGGCGAACCCGTTGAAATTGTGGATATATACGAGGCCGAGGAGGCTGTACTTATGGGCCAGCACACCATGAAAAAAGCGGCATGCGGCTACGAAGATATAGAGCTCAACATATCACAAAGCATTTTTTCACAAGTACGCAACAATAACAAAAACTACTAAAACTATGAGAACACACAAACAGAACGAACTAATCAGGCTCCTGAACCAGGAGCAACAAAGGCACGGCAGCTTTAACAGGCTTAGCCGCGTTCTTGGAGTAAGCAACGCAACGGTGAGCAACTGCACCAGTGGCAAGTGGAATCTTATATCAGATGAAATGCTTGATAGCCTGCTTGCCAAGCTTGGAGGCGACTCCCGAGCCGACTGGATTGTGGCCGACACCATTAATGTTAAGCAGATGCACCAGGTGATTAACACCGCACGTCAGAGTCGCAGCTTTTGGGCGATCAGCCATAAGGCCGGATCGGGCAAAACTGCAGCCATCAGGCTATATGCTCAGCGCTTCCCATCAGGCGTCTATGTCATTCAGGCTCAGGAGTGGACTCAGCGTCAATTTATGGTTCAGTTGTGCCGATCGCTCGGTATAGAACCGGCTAAGGGCTACAATAGCATTGCCATGATGCTCGACCAGGTGGTTGATTACTTCATAGCACGCACTAGCGAGAACCCCATACTCATAATCGACGAGGCCGATAAGCTGAAGGACTCGGCCAAGCGTATGATTATCCCTATATACAACCGGCTTGAGGATCAGCTCGCCTGTATCTGGGCCGGAACCGAGAACTTGGCCAACGAGATCAGGCGCGGGGTTCGATCGGCAAAAAAGGGTTTCGACGAAATCGACAGCCGTTTTGGTAGAACCTATATAAGCCTTGTGGGAGCAACAATTCGCGACTGTGAAGCAATATGCCTGGCTAATGGAATCGGCGACAGTCAGGTGGCCGGTCGAATATTCGCCGATAGCCGTCCGGTAAGCGCTGTTATGGGCGGGCACAACGTAAAAGTCGTTGAAGATATGCGCCGGATCAAGCGATTAATCGTTGCCGAGAAGGCACTGAATTCACAAAGTCAAATGAAATTGCAATTTGCAGAATAAATACCGTATGTATAACAATTTTGCAAAATATCAAATTTTATTAAAAGCTGGTTTTTATACCCAAATCGGCACTTATAGCGATGTTGTTGTGTTAACAAAAATGGTAACAAATAGTGTAACATCGAATGGTAACACCAAATGTGCACATTTGTTACCGTTTAATTTATTCATATTACACGCCAAATTTTTGATTTTGTTTAATTATATTAACCGTATTAATTTAATTAGTTAATTTTATGGAAAATAAAGGATATTCACACTTTTGGGCGTTATACAACAAGCTTCCCGGGCGCTATGATGGCCTCAAAGAGGAGCTTATACGCCAGTTCACAGGCAATAGGACCGAGTCCCTGCGCAGCATGCAGCCGGATGAGTATGGCCGCCTGCTTACACACCTAGGCGAGCTTCGCGTGCAGGAACCCGCTGGTAATAAGCGCGTGTGGAGCAATATTAACATAGATCGTTGCCGTAAGCGTGTAATAGCAGCCATTTGCGGTTATTTTCAAGTTTCGGGACAAGATTACAACATGAAAATGGTGCTGGCAACGGCCTGCAGGGCTGCCCGGTGCGGTGATTTTAACCTTATTCCGGCTCAGGAGCTACACAGGGTGTACAACACCTTTACGTCCAAGCAGAGAGACTGCAACAAGGCGGTGCGCAATAGTGTTCAAAAGCTATCGCAAATAGGCCTAAATTAACCTTTATGAGCTTTAAAATTAACCTTTCGGGCATTGTTTCACGGTGTTTTTCTGCAGGAATTAACCCTGAATTAACCTAAATTAACTTTATTAACCTGGAGTTTTTGCCTTCAAATAACTCACAACGGCTTGATAATCAACATTGAGCCGTTTTTTATGTTTTGTACATTTGGTTTCTGCCCCCTTATATATAATCCTGAATTTTTCGTTTTTGGCTGATATTCCCGTTGTTGTCCATCCGAGCGAGCCATATACTGCGATTATTATTATTTGCATGATATAAATCATTGTCACTCCAAGTAATCAGGTAATCACCATCGGGCATAACAAATGCAAAAGGATGA